TTACTATCTTTTTTGTAAGTTCAAATAAAGAGTCATTACCTACATGATTAATAAAGTTTTCTAGCTTAACCTTGTCCTCTAATGTTCTTACTGTCTCGTCAACTTTCCAACCTCTCCCACTTATGTAGTTAGTTTTACCGTTAATTATAGAGTTATGCTTTCCACTTGTATTGTAAAGCTCAACTAAGTAATTAGGGTAAAGGTTTTTCCAAGGCGATTCTGTGCCATAAACTATATAGTCTTTACCTCTTTCCTCTTTAAATACAGGCGGTTTGTTAGCCTCGAAGTTAAAGATAAGTATGTTTTCTTTATTCATCATGTTACTTGATGCGTTTTATAGGTTACGTCTATGTCGTGCTGATTATAGGTAGTACTAGCACGCTCTAAATCCATTAAGCCACTTTCTACTAAGCCAGTTGATAGGGTTGGGTCTAAGTTAGTTGTTGATGTTTGCTCGTAAACAAAGTATTCGTATTGACCGCCTGCTCCTAATATTAACTTTCCAACTAGCGGCAAGTCTGTACCTTCTGTAAATACAAACTCATTGTATCTGTCTTTATAAATAGATGTGTCTGCCATTATACAATAGTAGCTAACTTTCTCTGTTACATTTCTAAATTGAAATAAATAAACTGGAGAAGATAGTGTACTCTTTTCCTTTAGGGTTAGCGTTAAGTTGCTTGTAGTATTTTCGTTTATCAAAATCGGCATTACTCTGAGTCTTTCTTTTCTTTCTTTTTCTTCTCAACTTTGAAAACATCTAAGCCCAATTTTTTATACTCCGAAAATCTTTTTTCGTCATTTACTATGGTAACATGCCCAACCACTTTGTGCCAAACTGTACCGCCTTTTAAAAACTCTTTCTTTAGTTCCATAATATCTATTGTAAAAAAAATTAATAGTTGTATAAAAAAAACTATAAAATAAAAAAAGGGTAACAAATTAATGCTACCCTCTCCTTAATTAGTTGTTTAAAACTATGCAATAGTTAATCCTGAGACAACTGAAGAACTTACTTCTAGCATTCGCTTTGCTTCTTTAGATGTAATGCTATACGTGTAGCCATTGTGATCCCCAAATGCTGCTCCGGTAACTGCTGTACCGCTTAATTTATCTGCTGCGTAGTAAGCTCCTACAGTCCAGTACTTGTCGTTCATGTCTTTTACAATCACGAATAATTGAGCTTGGTCTAAAAGCGTTAACTCCTCGTTCTCAGGTGCTGTTAAATTCTTAGTGTTAAAGTCTAAAACTGAATCATAGAAATTAGTACCGTTCTCTAAAGAACCTGTTTGAGTTTCGATTAAACTTCCGTTCTCTTTTTCTAAAGAGTATTTAAAAAAGCTAGTTGCTGCTGCTTGAGTTAATCCTGTGATTACTCCAGAAGCTACAGTGTCTATTGTTATGTTTCCAAAGTTAGCAATTAATACCTCGCTAATTCCGCCTGTGGAATTTCTGCAATCGATTGCTCTCCCTTGTGTTAATGCACATGCCATATCTTGTTGGTTTTTAGTAAGTTACAGTATTTAGTTAGACTATAACTTTAAGTTATTATTATTGTTTTGTTATAAAAAAAGGGGTTAGGCAATTACCCACCCCTCTCTTAGTTAATTGTTAAAGTACTACTAAGGTACTAATGTAAATTCTACAACCTCGTCGATGAATCTTACTTGTACTCCTCTTTTGAAAGTAACATCGAAGAAGATGTTTTTCTCAGTAACTGGGTCTAGTCTAACTTTCATTGCGTCCTCGTCAGCATCTCCATCCATTCCGATTACGATGTTAGCATTACGAGTCAAAATCATTCTTTCGCTTCCTGCTGCTCCTGGAAGTCCTACTGTAGGTCTAAGAGCTACGTTAGTTCCGTATAATCTTTCTTGCTCGCCATCTCCTGAATAGTGAAATAAGTTAGCGTTCTTTAATGCTACTACATATTTTTTGTAAACTGAGATAGGTACAAACAAAGATAAATCGTCAGCGTTAGAAATGTTCTCAGGGATTGCAGACCACATTGCATCAAGTATAGTTAGCACATTTGCAGTTGATATAGTATTTGCTACAGTAACTCCTCCTGTGTTGCCATCTACTGCTGCTCCTGCGTCAACAATTTTCAAAAGACCATCGTAATAAGACAAGTTATTTGTTGCACTTGTAGTGTCTCCTTGAAAGTCAGAAATAGTAAGTTGATTCTGCATAGCGTTCATCTTCTTTTCCATGTAAACAGCTTCAATTTCTGACGGCATTTCTTCTTCTCCTGCTGCTCCTTTCTTTACTAATACTTGCGCCCAATATCCGTTAAGGTCTTTGATACAAAGGTTTTCAGATACTGCGATTGCTCCTACTGTTAATGTTCTTTGTGTTAATGCTGTTGTTCCGCTTGCTGTTCTTGTACAAGCGTCAGATCCGAAGACTACGTCAGTTGATAAAAACTGTAAATGCGAGCTTCCTTTGATTCCTGTTTGGATATCTGCTACCTCTGCCAATCCTCCTGCTGCTTGCATCTGTGCAATCAAAGGGAAGTCCTGATCTTCTATGTATGCTGCTAATGTTCCTAAGCTAAATGCCATAATTCTAAATTTTAATTGTTTTTTTTATTTTGTAAAAATTGATTTTTTCTTTGGCGAAATTACTCCGCTTCTTTTCTTTTTGATTGGTGCTACGCTAGATTCTTTTGCTAGTTCCTCAACTGCTGTAAACATAGCTTTTTCCTTTGTGTCTGCTGCTTCTTTGTATTTTGCAAACTCTGCTTTTACTGTTTCAAGCTCCTCTGTAAGTTTAGTAAACTGCTCATTAAATACAGTTTCTGTAGATTCAATAATCTTACGAATCTTAGCTTCTGTTACTGTTTCAACTACAGGCTCTGGAGTTGCTTCTGTACTTAACTCTTCATCTTCCTCTGCTTCTACTTCTTTAATATCAGTAATTGCGCCCTCTGCTACTGTTAATATTGTTCCGTCTGCTAGTGGGTACTCTCCGTTAGGCATTGGAGCTACTTCTCCTTCTACCTCAACTGTAACCATTGCACCAACTTCTAAAGCAGGCTCTATATTAACTACTGTGCCATCTGCTAACTCAGCAGACATTAATTTTACTTCGGTTACTTCAGGAGTAGCTTCTACCTCTACTTCTTTTGTGTCTTCGCCAAAGATTAATTTCTTTACCTTGTCTAAAGTTTCTTTACTCATATTATCTATTGTTTGTTTATTTATTACTTGTACATTCTCTTGCACACTTTTTTCAAATGCTTGTATTGCTTGCCTTATTTTATTAATCAAATCTTCATCCATTGTAACTGGTTCTAACTGCTTAAACATGCCCTCAACGCTGAAGCCCGAGAACTCTCCTGCCTTTATGGAATTCCATATTTCATCATTATCAACTTTTGCAGAACCCCACAGCGAACCGTTAGGAACTTTCTCAAATTCTTTAGGCGCTACCTTTCCTCTTTCGTTGTCTATAATAAGGTTATCTAACATATAAACCCCTTTTGCTATTTGTCTAGGGTCGTGCATAAGATTAAAGTTGTTAGTCATGCCTAGTCTACTCTGCTTTTCTCTTATTTGCTCAATAGTCTTAGCTGAAAACTTAACAAAAAACTTTTCTCCATTCTCTCCGATTCTAGGGATTAATAAATCAGCTACCATAAAGTAGCCCTCTATGATTCTTTTCTCTTCGTCTTTTACGTTAAACTTATACTCCGACTGTTTGCTAAATGCCATCCAATTAGACTCTATTGCAGGTTGGTCTACTAAAGCAATAGCTGTCACTCCTGACTCGTCATCTGTGTCAATTACTAATTCAAATACTTCTATTTTTTCCATTGTGTTGTTTATTTAAATTTTTTTATTATATTTGTGTTATAATTTGTCATAGAGATTAAATCCTATTGAAGTAGGTCAAAAAGCAGGTGTTGTCGCACTTGCTTTTTTTGTGCTTAAAAAGTAGCGCTCTCTTCTATTACGCTAACATTGTTTTGTGTGTTTGTTATGTCTGTCTCTGTTACAAATACTTGTTGGTTTCCTAAGATTGTGCTAGTGTTACTAACTGGAGTAATAGCTGCTCCTCCTGCTGCCGCGCCTGCTCCTCCTGCACTTGGTGCGGTTGCTGATTCAGAAGCTACAGGGCTTCCACCGCCTTGGTAAGATGTAGCTTTAATTGCTGCTATCTGCGCTATGGTTGTAACTGCTGCTGCTGCCATTGCTATAGCTGTAGCAATTCCAAAATCTGCTTTTGGTGTTTGCGCTAGTATAGACATTTGAGCTTGAGCGCCATTCACTAAAGCCATTGCTATATTTAATTTCTTTTCTCTTTCAAAACTTTCCTTTCTTAACTTCTCTTTTAGTTTCTCATTATTGCCTGCATTCTTTAAATCATTATCTAAAGCCATGCTATTTAAACTAGACAATGCTCCTACTAATTGTCGAGAGGATTCAAAGTCCTTTTCTCTTTGGGCTTGTCTCTCGTCTGCCGCTGTTTTATCCGCTAGCTTTTTTGCTTCATCTGCTGCTGTTTCTATTGCTAGTTTTTTTGCTGCTGCATCTGCTTCTATCTTAGCCTCTAAGTCGTTCAGCTCCATTAACTGAGTAGTCTTTAGGGCTGCCATTAACTCAGTATCTATCCCAAACTTTTCTATTAACGCTTCTCTTGCTCTTTCATGTGAAAGCTTCTGCGCTGCCAAACTCTTTTCTCCTGCTTCTGTTATTGCTTTAACTTCTAAATCCTCTAGTAGTTTCTTATGCTCTGCTTCTAATTTTAAGGCTTTATCGTTTGCTATTACTTTATCTGCTGCTGCTTTATCGTCTATCTTCTTTTTATCTTCTGCTTCTGTTTTATTAATTTCCCTCCTTTTAGCTGAGTTGCTAGTCTTTACCTCTATATCAAATAACTCTAATGCCTGTGAGGTTTCTAGTAATTCTTTCTCTGTAATTACCAAATCTTTCTTTAGTTTATCCTGCTCGAATAAATCCCCAGTACGAGCAGCGGCAAATAATCCATTTTTTTCTATTTCTTCGTCTAAAAGAGCAAGTCTTTTTTGTTGTAGTTCTTTTTGCTTTTGATAGGACTTTTCTAGCATTACTAGTTTTGCCCTTTCAATTTTTGTAGTGTCCTTACCTTTTGCCTTTAACTTGGCTATTTCAAAGTCCGTGTCTGCTACTAAGTTGTCAGTTAATAATCTATTAGCATCTTCTAACTTTTTTAATTCAACTAATCGTTTTTTAACTGCGGCTCTAGTTGCTGCGGCTTTTTCTTCCTCTGCTTTCCGAGTTGCTTTTGCAGAATCTGACTCCATAATACCTAAGAATTGTAAAGCATCAACAACCATATCTATTGCAAACTGGAAAGGTTTTAAGGCAGTATCAATTAACCCCATTATAGAACCACCTAAAGCAATAAAAGCCGTAACTAATCCTGCTACAGCTAGTACTATTATAGCGATAGGGTTAGCACTCATTATAGCATTTAATGCTGTTTGAGCTCCTGCAAGCAACCAAGTTCCTGCTGCTGCTACTTTCTCCGCTACTGATTTAGCGATAATAGCTACTTTGCCTTGTTTAAGTAGATTGTTATAAAGTTTATTAGCAGAACTCAACCCTTCTATAGCTCCTTTAAAGCCCATAGAAATAGCCATAGCTTTCTCAATAGATGCTCCTATCTGCTCCATTGTTTCCGACTCGCCGCCCATTAAAATTAAACTAGCTGTTACATCTCCTACTGCTCCTGCAACGCTCCCGAGTTCACTAGCTACCTGCTCTCTGTCCAAACCTTCAAAGCCTAGCTCTATATTCTTAATTTCTTTAGAGGTGTTAGCCATTGCAGTAGATAGGGTCTTGAACTCCTCGCTACCTCTACCTACTTCTTTGAGCCTTTCTTTCATAGAGTCAAAGCCTTTCTCTAAATCTCCTAAAGACATTTGAGCTTTGTCTGCTTCTATAAATATTTCTAATGCTACTTTATCGTCTGCCATTATTCTATTATTTTGTAGTTTGTTCCGTCAAATTGTACTACCACTGATTTATGGTTAGCTGTTAAACTTGTAGTGTCTGAGCCATCTATTAACACAGGTGCAGAAGACTTTATACGAACAGTATTTGAACTTCCAACCTTTTTAAAGTTCCATGTCTTGCCCTGAGTTGGGTTAGTCGGTAATGTTACATCTATATT